CGTCGAAGATGCGGCGCTGGCCGTATCGGTGGCGCATCCGATCTTCGTCGGTGTGCGCGACGTTCGGATGCGGACCGGCACCTTCGTGACGCCGGGCGCCACGGGTAACTTCGACGTCGACGTGCTGGGCTTCCCTGATGACAACGTGAAGGGGGTAATGCTGTGGTGGCAGCCGGTCACAGCCGACGACACCGACACGGCCGATGCAGTCGCCGGCATGGGGCTCGGCGATGGAACCAGCCAGGCTTCGGTCTACTCGTACAGCGAAGACGCAGTGACACCTGCAGGCAACACACGACGCGAGCGCGATGCGGCGAACATCCTGCGCATGGTCGCGGGCGGCGGTGAAGGTTCGCCGCTGAACGTGGCAACGCTGACCGGCTCGATCGCGGGCGGCTTCCGGCTGAACTTCACGACGGCCACCGCGGGATACATCGTGCACTACGTCGCCTTCGGTGGCAGCAGTGTGCAGGCGACGAAGGGATCCGCGGCGGTCAATAGCAGCCCCGAAACCGGGCTGGCGTTCCGGCCCGAGCTGGTCTGCACGATGTCGTTCTGCGATCAGCTTGCCGATCCGCCGGCCGACTTCGGCACGGTCACCTGGGGATTCTTCAATGACCAGCTGGAAGAATGTCTTTGGTCGGCATACTTCGGCGACGACACGGCCGACCAGGCAGCGAAACGACGCATCGCGAACAATGACGGATACGCGGCGCAGACGTTCAATTCAGGCGTCACCTGGACGATGAGCGTCACCGCGATCAATGCAGATGGCTGGTCGTGGAGCGGCAGCAATAGCGACGGCTTCGACTATCTCGCATTGCACCTTGCCGGCGTGCGCACATCGATCCAGCAGTTCACGAAGAGCGTGGCGGCTGCACCGGCGACGCAGGCTCTGCCCAGCTTCGGCTTCATCCCGCAAGGGTATCTGATGCTGACCGGCGCACGCACGAACGAGGCGACCGGCGCAAGCGATGTGAACATGGGGCTGGGTGCATTCGACGGTGCGGTGCAGCACTGCAGCGCGCTCGGCGATGAGTTGAACGTCGACCCGTCCAATGCAAGACAGCGCAGCTTCGACGGCTTCGTGATTGGCATGATGGCGGACGCTGATCCTGGTGCAGTCGAATACAAAGCGAAGGCGCAAGCCATCGGCACCGACCAGTCGCCCGATCTCGTGTGGGATCCGAACGATGCAGCAGCCGACCTGATGCACGTGATCGCAATCGAAGTACCTGACGAACAATCGACCGCGCTGCGACGCGCCGGGGGAGTGAATGCCTAAACCGAAGATGCTTCTGATCTCTGAATCGACCGTGGCCGCTGTGCTGCAATACATGCAGGAGTTGAGCGTGCCGAAGGTGAGCGTGGGCGAAGTGCAGACAATGATGCAGGCGCTGATGCGACTGGAGCCTGCCGAAGACGAATCGAAACTGAAAGCGGTCGAACCGCCGGACGATGCACGCGGCTGAACTACTCCTGCCCTATCAGCAGCGATGGGTCGCCGACCTGTCGCCGGTGAAGGTGTGCGAAAAAGGTCGACGCATCGGGATCACGTGGGCGACCGCTGCCGATGCAGTCATCGACGCAGCGAGCCGCAGCGGATCGGACTGGTGGTACACGGCGCAGAATGACGAGCAGGCGAAAGAATTCATGCTCGACGTTCGCTGGTGGATCGACACGCTCGGATCGATCGCATCGCTCGGCACCGAAATCATGGACGATGCCGACAAGCAAGTGCTGGTGCACGTCGCCCGATTCAACTCTGGGCATCGGATCAACGCGCTCACGTCGAACCCCGCAACGATTCGCGGCAAGGATGGTCACGTGATCGCCGACGAGTTCGCATTCCATAAGAACCCGCGCGCCATCCTGAAGGCTGCGCTATCCGTTCGGGTATGGGGCAAGCGCGTCATCATCATCAGCACCGACAACGGGATCGACTCTGACTTCGAAGACCTGCTCGATGAGATTCGCAGCGGTAAGAAAAGCTACGCGTACCACCGCACGACGTTCGACGACGCGATAGCCGAAGGGCTGTATGAGCGCATCTGCCAGATGCAGGGCATGGTCGCGACCGATGAAGGTAAACAGCAGTGGCGCCAGGAGATCATCGACGACCACGGCATGTTCGCCGATGAAGAGCTTTTCTGCATTCCGACTGGCAGCGGTGGCACCTACCTGTCGCGGCCCACCATCGAAGGCTGCATGTATGACGCGCCGGTGCTGCGGCTCGACCTGCCTGACGACTTCACGCAGCGCAGCGAGGAAGACAGAAAGGCGCACGTGACCGCGTGGATACGCACGCACCTGGCCCTGCCGATTCGCCAGCTGGATCAGGATCAGCTGCACGCGCTCGGCGAAGACTTCGGGCGCACCAGCGACATCACCGTGCTGTGCCCGCTCGCCATCGATCAGAAGCTGCGACGCGTGTGCCCCTTCATCGTCGAACTGCGGAACGTGCCATTCCAGCAGCAGGAGCAGATCGCGATGTATCTGCTCGCGCACCTGCCGAAGCTGATGGCGGCGAAGTTCGATGCGGGCGGCAATGGTCAGGCGCTCGCCGAAGCGGCTGTGCTCAAATACGGTGAAGACAAAGTCGAAGCCGTGCACCTGAATGAACGGAGGTATGGCGAACTGCTGCCGCCGTTGCGAGCTGCGATGGAAGACCGAACGATCCAGATCCCGCGCGACGCTGACATCTTGTCAGACCTTCGGCAGTTTCAAATGCTGAACGGTGTGCCGAAGCTGCCGAAGGTGCGAGTGGCGTCGAAGCTGGATCGCAAGCCGCGTCACGGTGATGCAGGTGTCGCCATCGCGCTGGCCTACGATGCGACGCGCGCAGAGGTGCCCGACATCGCCTACCACCCCGTGCGACCGACTGGGATGTGGGGGAAAGGCGGCGCGCTGTGATCATCTTCGGACGAATGCACGCGAGTTCGGCGGTCGACTCCGCGCTCGAAGGTCAGCAGGCATTGTGCGTGGGCGAGCCGACGCGCGACGAAAAGCGGAAGGCACCGCCGCCGTTCCATAACTCCAAGCGGTGGGGGCAGCTGTTCGATCAGGATCTGAATCGTCTGGTGCAGACCGCGAAGGATCTCGGGGCTACGCCCATCCGGCTGATGTTCCGAGCGACCGACAAGCAGAGCGTGCTACTCTGCGGGAATCCGCTGCGAAGGGCCATGAATCATGCCGATACTTGACGCGCAGGGTAGACCTGTAAACACGGGACGGCTGACCGAAGAGATCGCTGGAGCATCGATCGCTTCGATCCGAAACGTCTTCGCAGCTGATTCGATCGCGCGCGGTCTGACACCGGCGCGACTCGGTTCGATACTGCAGCAGGTCGACGAAGGCACCGACCCGCGCGACTACTTGATCCTTGCCGAAGAAATGGAAGAGCGGGATCCGAACTACCGCAGCAAACTGAGCGTGCGCAAAATGGCGGTGCAGGGTCTGCCGCTGGTAGTCACCGCTGCCAACCCCGACGACCCGCGCAGCGTCGAGCAGCAGGAGTTCGTGCAGGATATTCTGGACCAGCCGATCTTCATCGACTCGCTGCTCGACTCGCTCGATGCGTTGGGCAAGGGTTACAGCGTCGTCGAGATCATCTGGCAGCGCGACGCCACACAATGGACGCCGCTGCAATACAAGTGGCGCGACCCTCGATTCTTCAGGTTCGACCGCGACAACGGCGAAGAGATCCTGCTGCTGACCGAAGATTCGCCGGCGATCGGTGAATCGCTGGAGCCCTGCAAGTTCATCACGCACCGGCCGAAGATGAAGTCGGGCCTGACGATCCGCGGCGGGCTCGCCCGCATCGTCGCCGCGATGCACCTTTACAAATCCTTCGCGCTGAAAGACTGGATGGTCTTCGCCGAGGTGTACGGCATTCCGCTGCGGCTCGGAAAGTACGACACCGAAGCGCACAATGAAAAAGACATCGCGACGCTCCGCACCGCGGTCGCGAACCTTGGCACCGACGCTGCAGCTGTGATGCCGCGCTCGATGGAATTGGAACTGGTGCAGGCCGCGAAGGTCGGCGACGGCAAAGGTCTATTCGAAGCGCTGACGAACTGGCTCGACAAGCAAACGACGCTGGCGATCCTTGGAACGAATGCGACAAGCGAGGAAGGCGGGAGCTTCGCGAAGGCGACCGCGCTCGAAGAGGTGCGCGGCGACATTCTGAAGAGCGACACGCGGCAGCTAAACGCGACGATCAATCGCGACCTGGTGAAGCCGCTGATCGATCTGAACTTCGGACCACCGCCCGATGGCGTGTACCCGACCGCAGCGCTGACCATCGAAGAGCCTGAAGATCTGGTCGGCTTCACTCAGGCTCTGCTGCCATGGGTGAAGGAAGGTCTGCGCATCGAAGCGGCAGCGGTGCGCGACAAGTTCGGGCTGCAGGAGCCTGACGAAGACGCAGAGATCCTGGGCGAATCGAAACCTGAGCCGGCGCAGCCGCCACCGCTGCCGCCAGGTCTCGACCCCGAACCCGAACCCGAAGCGAACCCTTTCGAATGAAGATCGTGATCGGTGGTGGCCCGAACACGGGCAAGACGACGCTGGCCGCTACGCTCGCGAACGGCTCGCCATCGCTGTGCACTGATGACCTGATGCACCTGCCATGGTCTGAAGCGTCGCACGCCGCTTCGTTTTGGCTCGACGCGCCCGGCCCGTGGGTGGTCGAAGGTGTCGCTGCAGCACGTGCTCTGCGAAAGTGGCTGAAGCGGAACGAGACCGGCAAGCCCTGTGACAAAGTGATCTGGCTACGCCAGCCGAAGGCGCCGCAGGTCGGTGGTCAGGTCGCCATGGCGAAGGGCTGCGAAACGGTGTGGCGTGAGATCGCCGGCACGCTCGCAGGTCGCGGCGTGGAGATCGTTTACCAGTGATCTACTTCCCGCTGCGTTGGCTCGCTGAATACTTCAGCACCGATGGCTTCGACCATCCCGCGCAGGACAGCTGGCCCGACTACTTCGACAATACGCGTGACGTTCGGAATGGAAAAGGCCGAGCTCGCAAGCGCGACCCGGCCGACGTCGACACGATCGTGCTGCACCAGACCGCGGTGAAGTTCGGCACGCGTCGAGCCGACCGCGAGAAGTACGGCGAGCGCCTGGCGCTGCATCGCCGCTTTTACAAAACGCCATACCACTGCATCGCGCTGCTGAACGGCGACGTGCTCTGGAACAATGACGCAGCCTGGTACACGTTCCACGGTAACAGCAGCAACGCGACCAGCGTCGGTGTGGCTGTGGAGGGATCGTTTCCCGGCCTGGAGTCGAAGCGGAAGGCATCGCACCACGCCATCGACGAATTCGTGGTCGCGACGGTTCGGGCCGCGCTGCTGCTGACCATGCTGAAGTGCGAAGAGCAGGGTGCAGCCATCGGGAAGATCCAGGCGCACCGGAACTACAGCGGCGGCAGGGTAGGAGATCCCGGCGAGCGGCTTTGGCGGCTAAACGCGGTGCCGGCCCGGGAAGCCTGCGGCCTGCAGACTGACTTTCTCCTGGCCCGTGGCAGCGGTCGCCCGATCCCGCTGCAGTGGGACGAAGGCGCCCAATTCGACTACAGGGGCCGCCCCGTTGACACATCCCGGAATCCGTGATCAATCGAAGGGGTGAAGCGAAGTCAGTTTCTAGCGCTCGCCGGTGCGGTGCCAACCGTGCTCGCCGTGAAGCGCGACGATGAAACACTGCAGATCGACGTGCTCGACGTCATCGGCGCTGACTTTTTCGGCGAAGGTGTGACCGCCAAGGCTATCGCCGCAGAGCTTGATGCGAACCCCGGCGTGAAGCGCATCGCGATGCGGGTCAATAGCCCTGGCGGTGATGTGTTCGAAGGTCACGCGATCTTCAATCTGCTTCGCGATCACGGCGCAGAGATCACGGTCGACATCATCGGGATCGCGGCGTCGATGGCAAGCGTGATCGCGCTCGCCGGCGACACCGTGCGGATCGCCAGCAACGCGATGATGATGATCCACGATCCCTGGGCGCTCGCCATCGGCGACCAGCGCGAAATGGCGGCGATGGCTGACATGCTCGGCAAGATCAGGACCACACTCCTGAACGTGTACGATCAGAAGTCGCCCCTGGACCGCGGCGAACTGTCACGCATGATGCAGCGCGAAACGTGGCTGACCGCAAGCGATGCGAAGGAAGCCGGCCTGGTCGACGAAGTGGTCAGCGCCGAACCGGAAGCGGGCGAGGCTGCTGCAGTTTCAGACCCCCGATTCTTCGCAACGCTCAGCAGGTACTTCCACACACCCGAAGCGCTGCTCGACATCTTCAGCAACAGCGACGGCCGCCAGCTGGTCGCCGCAATGGCCCACCCTGAGAAGCAGGAGACCGAACCCATGATCAAAGCAATCCTTGCAGCGCTCGGCCTGTCCGAAACCGCCACCGAAGCCGAAGCCATCACGGCGATCGTCGCGATGCGAACGCCGGACCCAGACAAATACGTCGAGCGGTCCGAACTGGTCGCCGCTGCAGAGCGTGCCACCAAGGCCGAAGCCGCAATGGCAGAGCGCACCAAGGCAGACGAAGCCGCAGCGGTCGGCACCGCCGTCGACGACCTGATCGCCGGCGGATTCGTCGAGCCAGCGAAGCGCGCCGCAGCGATCGAGAACTGCACGATCCTCGGTCCAGAGCGTTACGCGAAGCAGTTCGAAGGCAGCACACCGCGGCTCGACCCGAGCGATCTCGACAGTCGCGACCCGGCCGCAGGCAACACCGGCGTGCACGGATTGTCATCGCGCGAGCTCGCAATCGCGGCGAAGCTGATGATCAGCCCCGAAGAATACGCTGCGCAGAAGCAGCAGGATGCACAAGACAAAGCGACCAGAGCGGCGCAAGCCGCAGTAGGAGCAGCGTAAATGACCGCACTAGCCGCAGACCGCACCGATTCCACCGAGTTGCACGGGCACCTCGGCAAGCGATACTCCTACCCCGTCGACGCGGGCGCGCGCATCTTCCAGGGTGCGATCGTCTGTATCGACACGGCAGACCAGCTTGCAAAGCCGGGCGCCACTTCGACCACGCTGGTCGCGGTCGGCATCGCGACTGACCAGGCAGACAATACCGGCGGCGCCGATGGTGACATCGAAGTCGACGTGCGTGCCAACGTGTGGGGCATGAAGAACAGTTCTGGCGCAGATGAGATCACGCTCGATGACGTGGGCAAGACCTGCTACATCGTCGACGATCAAACCGTGGCGCTGACCGATGGCACGGCCAGCCGAAGCGCGGCCGGCGTTGTCGCCGACGTCGATGACAGCGGGAGCGAAGGCGAAGTCTTCGTCGACATCGGACCGACCGTACAACCCGCATAGCCTGGGGAGACAAAGCAGATGATCATCAATCACCAGACAATCGCTGAGCTTTTCACCGGGTTCAAACGGAACTTTCGCAGCGGCTTCGAATCATTCGGAGTCGATCGGACGTGGGACAAATTCGCGACGCTCGTGCCGTCATCGACCGAGCAGGAACTATACGCATGGCTGGAAGAGTTCCCACAGATGCGGGAATGGCTCGGCAGCCGGCGTTACAAAGACGTCGAGACCGAGGATTACCGCATCGTCAACCGGCTGTGGGAAGCTACGGTCGCGGTGAAGCGCACGAAGATCGAAGACGACACCTTCGGCACCTACTCGCCGATCTTCACCGAGATGGGCGCATCGGCGGGCCGGCACGGTGATGAACTGATGTATGACGTCTTGCGTGCTGGCGATGGAACCTTCGCGCAGGGTGGCACCGGCGTTGGATTCGATGGCGTCACATTCTTCAACGCGGCGCACCCTGTCGGGGTCGGCACCGTGTCGAACCTGAATACCGCCGGCGGTGGTAACGGGAAGTGGTACCTGATGGACGCTCGCCGACCGATCAAGCCGCTGATCTACCAGCAGCGCCTGGCGGCGGAACTGGAATCGAAGACCGACCCCGCAGCGAGCGACGACGTCTTCAACTCGGACCGCTTCGCATTCGGCTCGCGTGCTCGCGATGCCGGCGGCTATGGCTTCTGGCAGATGGCGTTCCAGTCGGATCAGCCGCTGAACGAAGCGAACTTCGATGCAGCGGTCGCAGCCATGATGGGCGTCGAGTCCGACAAGGGGATGAAGCTTGGGATCAGCCCGAGCATCCTCGCAGTCGGTCTTGCGAACCGAGCTGCCGCGCTCGACCTGCTCGGCCTGGATCGTCTTGCCAGTGGCGCGACGAACCGGAACTTCCAGGCCGTCGACCTGCTGATCACCTCGTATCTTCCCTAGGGATGAATGGCCGCATACGCCACGCAGCCGGACATCGTCGCACGCTATGGGCCGAACGCTCTGCTTATGGCGAGCGATCGGGATGACGATCAGAAGCAAGACACCGACACCGTAGCGGCAGCGCTCGACGACGCGACCGGCGAGATCAATGCGTGGATCTCAGCGCGTTATGATCTGCCGCTGTCGGAGGTGCCCGCAGTGCTGGTCGAATGCTGCGTCGACATCGCTTTCTATCGGCTGCACTTCCTTCACTCGACGCTGACCGACGAGATCAAAGAACGCTACCAGCAGTGCATCGAACTGATGCAGGCCATCGCAGCCGGCGAAGCCTCGCTCGGTCTCGATGATCCTCCTGTGAGCATTGGCGGTGCCGCGACAATGGTCGGGCCACCGCGGCTCTTCACTCGTGACACGATGCGGAATATCTGATGCTGCGGTTCGACGCAAAGCAGATGGAACGGATCAATAAAGCGCTGGACCTATTGGCCGCGCAGCCCAGCCCGGGACTGCTCAATGCGATCGGCGGTGCGGTGCTCGGTCAGACGCGGCAGCGCATCGCATCCGAAAAGCGCGACCCGGCCGGCCGACCGTGGGCGCAGTGGTCCGACGAGTATGCCGAAACGCGCAGCGCCGGGCAGCGTCTGCTCGAAGGCACCGGCTCGCTGCTCGAATCGATCCAGATGCAGATCGAAGGATTGTCAGTGTCGGTCGGCAGCGATCTGGTCTACGCATCTTCGCAGCAGTTCTCGGAACCCGAGCGCGAATTCTTGGGGCTCAGCGACCAGAACGAACGCGATCTGCTGTTCGCCATGGGGCGACACCTGGAGCGGGAGATCGCACGTGTATGAAGATCATCGATATGCGCGATGCCATCGTCGACACGGTGCGCGACAAAGTAGGCGATGCCGTTCAGGTCTTCAAGCATGGCGGCACGTTCGACCTGGCGCAGATCAATCGCTACGCGGCGAAGGCACCAGCCGTCGTGGTCTCGCTCCTGGCGATGCGGGATTACTCGATCGAAGGCACGGAACGCGTGGCGGATCTTCGCTGGATCATGATGGTGATCACGAAGAGCCGGCCCAACGAAGAGCGCGACGAAAAGCTGCTGGCGATTCTCGAAATCCTGCTGCACCTGATCGGCGATCAGCGGTGGGGCATCGACGGTGTGCACCGCACCACAAATATCAACGGCGCGAATATGTTTACGGCCAAAGTCGACGCGAAGGGCCTGGCGCTGTGGTCGCTGACCTGGGATCAGAAGACCGATATGGAAGGCACGTTCCAGGGATCACTGGACGATTTCATTACCCTATCAACGAAGTGGGACCTGGACACGTCCGACGGCATCGACAACGATGCGGAAGATACAATCCTGCCGCCGCAGTGAGGTGAAGCCATGGCGAAGATCTACGTGACACCAGCGCAAGACCTGAAAGTCATCGACCCTGCGACTGGCAAGCCGCTACCATCCGAAGGCGCCGAAGTGGTCAAATCGAATTGGTGGATGCGGCGCATCCGTCACGGCGAAGTGACGCTGCGAAAACAAACCGCCACTGCACCGAAGACGCCAGCTCGCAAAACGCAGCCGCGGCGACGCAAGCCCGACACGGAGGAATAGAAAATGACGATCGCATTCAATCTGATCCCGAACAATATCCGCACACCGGGCACGTTCGTCGAATTCGATTCGAGCCGCGCGATCCAGGGTGCACCTGCGATGCCGCATCAGATCCTGCTGATCGTGCAGCGACTCGCGACCGGCACTGCTGCCGAAGGTGAAGTGAAGCAGATCCTGAATAGTGACCAGGGCGAGACATTCTTCGGCCGCGGTTCCATCGGCTCGGCGATGGTGAAGGCTGCGAAGCGGAACAACGAATTCACACCGATGTTCGCGGTCGCGCTCGATGATGCGGGCGGTGGCGTCGCCGCAACGAAGATCGTCACCATCACCGGCACCGCGACTGCGGCCGGATCGATCTTCCTTTACATTCACGGCAAGCGGATCGCGACACCGATCCCGGACACGACCACAGCCGCAGCGGCCGGCCCGCTGGTCGACGCAGCGATCGTCGCAGCGCAGGCCGATCAGGAACTGCAGATGACGAGCGGCGCCGTCGCCGGTGTCGTGACGCTGACTGCTCGGAATGCCGGCGAAGCAGGTGAGCAGCTGGACGTGCGCACGAACTTCAACGATGGCGAGGAAGATG